TAACTCTCTCCTTTATTTACAATCCCCGTATTTCAAACAAAAATAAAGCCTGTTTTCCTTGTCGGCCCAGTAACTTTCCAAGACTTCGTAATTCTCTGGGCTAACACTTATCCAATTTGTCGTGTCTACTCGCTCACCGTCTTGATGGCCATAACACTCGCTATTAATCGCGGGCGGTATTTCAGGTCGGTTAAAATAACTTCTCGGTGCCTGTACCCTACAACTCGCCGCGAGAAAGCTTAGCAAGCACACGACTAAGATTAATACGTTCCTCATCATTTTCTGCCCTTGCTATCGACGCAAACAAAACCTTTCTCTGTTTTGCTAGTTCCGCCTCGTTGTCTTCAATTTGGTTTTGCATATATTTTTGATAAACCCACCCCGCAAGTTTAGCTGCGAGGGGATAAACCAAATACTTCATAAGCGGTTTTAGTAAAGCTTGCATTACTTCATGCTTGCGACAAGTAAATCAATAACAGTGTCGTCAATCGTGCCTGGTATCGCTTTCTTAAGCATTTCGGCGTACTCTTCAACTCCAAGGCTGATTTTTAATTCAGCATCGGCCTGCTTACCGTCGTAGCCGACGATAAAAAGAACTTTGCCGTCCTTAATCTCAAGCTTTAATTTACCTTCGCCTTTTTGAATACTTGCTAATTCAGTCATAAACTCTCCTTGTTATAATTCATCCCGTTTGCGGTTATCGCAATGGATAAACTTTCTATATTTTTTTACAAACTTCCAATGCTTCTGAGCAATCGCATAAAGCCGATCAAGCTCTTGAGCGGTGTAATCCCTCGCATCGCCTAGGCAATGATTTGACGTATCAGCGCCGCCAACGGTTTCATTATGCTCTTGGCAGCGATAGGCACTAGTCATAAAAACTCTATTGCCATACTCTTCAAGCATCGCCGCGTGGCTGTCTTGCGATTCAGTTGTATACAGCGTGTAAAAACATTTTGATGACTTGCACTGACAATCAAGCTCTTTAATCTTCCCTTTCGCAATGATGTTCATCCTATCCCCATTTTTTTAGCAAGATAAGAAACGCCGCCCGAAATGACTGCAACGATAAGCGCGAGTTTTCCATCAAGTCTTGAGTGTTTACTGTGAAGCTCTTTTATATCTCCGCGCATCTCTCGAACTTCTCGTCTCATTTCATTTCTGAATTCAGCGCTATGCTTAGCTTCTTGCCTTATTAGTTCTTCCACTTTCATCCCTTGATTATTTAATTTTTTCCAATAGCCTTTTGAGTCATTCTGTATTTTCCAATTAAAATTTATTGTAGTAAGGGGACAGGGCCGAATCAAATGATTTAAATCCATCCCTGTTCTTAAAGTCAATCTCTAGGATTTCTGTAGAGCCAAAAGGAATCCCATAGATCTTTCCATTGGGAGCTAGTACTCCTCCGAACCACTTAATGGTACCAGTTAAACTTCCGAAGGTAGAAGTCGTTTTGGCTACAGGATCAATCTCTAGGATTTCTGTAGAGCCAAAAGGAATCCCATAGATCTTTCCATTGGGAGCTAGTACTCCTCCGTACCACTTGCCGGTACCAGTTAAACTTCCGAAAGTAGAAGTCGTTTTGGCTACAGGATCAATCTCTAGGATTTCTGTAGAGTTACGAGGAATCCCATAAATCTTCCCATTGGGAGCTAGTACTCCTCCGTACCACTTAACGGTACCAGTTAAACTTCCGAAAGTAGAAGTCGTTTTGGCTACAGGATCAATCTCTAGGATTTCTGTAGAGTCAAAAGGAATCCCATAAATCTTCCCATTGGGAGCTAGTACTCCTCCAACCCACTTGCCGGTACCAGTTAAACTTCCGAAAGTAGAAGTCGTTTTGGCTACAGGATCAATCTCTAGGATTTCTGTAGAGCCAAAAGGAATCCCATAGATCTTTCCATTGGGAGCTAGTACTCCTCCGAACCACTTAGCGGTACCAGTTAAACTTCCGAAAGTAGAAGTCGTTTTGGCTACAGGATCAATCTCTAGGATTTCTGTAGAGTTATGAGGAATCCCATAAATCTTCCCATTGGGAGCTAGTACTCCTCCAACCCACTTGCCGGTACCAGTTAAACTTCCGAAAGTAGAAGTCGTTTTGGCTACAGGATCAATCTCTAGGATTTCTGTAGAGTTATGAGGAATCCCATAAATCTTCCCATTGGGAGCTAGTACTCCTCCAGTCCACTTATTAGAACCCGAAAGACTCCCAAAAGTAGAAGTAGTTACAGTTCTCTCAGCTTCACTGAATGCTAAATTATTGTCTTTAAACATTTTAGAGTCATCGAGTTTTATCTCAAGACCTTTAATCTGACTCGCTAAAAAGTGACCGTCGACTTTAATGGATTTGTTAAGGTCGGCGTCATGCTTAATACAAGTTATATCAAAGGGAGATGGCGTATTGACTCCCGAATCTTTGACCAAGAAAGTTATCTGGGAAGCACTAAGGGGGCCACCATAATTTATAGTCTTGTCGGCATTCAGGATTCCGGTGGAGCAAAGCAGCCCATTGCTAATATTCATGTCATTTAGCTGACAAGTGTAAAGAGATGTGGATGTAACGGTACAATCCCCATTTATAAAGTTGTATGAGTCGCCCGTCACCACCCCGTCTCCCGCTATTTCTGCTCCAAAAACATTCGCAGTCTTAGCAGTTAACTCTTTTTCTTGCTGAACAATAGAGTTAGTCGAGTCGGGGAAAAAGTGGACGCTCCATTTTCTTGAAATATTGCCGTTTCCGTGTGCCCTGCACTCTGTACCGGTATTTTGGTTAGCTGCAATAATATTAACGGACTTGTCGCCACTTGAGGAAAATTTAAAATCCCCAGCGAGCGAACTAGCCGCTCTATTGGCATCTGACGCCGATGCGACCCAAACAACTCCTTGATTCTCATGATTAGAACTGGTAGACAGACTAAAATGACAAATGCCCGTATTGCTATAGTTGTACAGCAGTCCTTGAGTCTCTACATGATAAGTTCCATCTGTTCTGGCGTTTGGAATTGTAATGCTTGCAGTGTTAGGCGTTGGTACTGTGATGCTGCCTATTGGCGTGTCTGAAGTACAACTTGTCGCCGTCATAGTGCCGTACGTTGCGCTTGTTCTTGACCAAACGCAACCAGTGTCATCGAAATGAACACTTCCTACAAAATGAGCTTGACTCACATCTTGAATATATCCAATTGGAACCCTGCCAAGATAGCAGTTATCAACCTTAATTGTATCACCATCGCCAGCTGTTCCGCTTACAACTATGTCAAAATCAGTGTCGCCGCCGACTGTAGGGAAGTAGTAATCTCTTTCCACACCATCACTCGGAACGTCTAGGTTCCATTGCTCAACGTCGTCAACCAGTGCCTTGATAGTAACGTTCGAAGTCGCTGCGTCTGCTGATACTTGGCAGCCTGCCAGCATTTTAGTGTTAGCATAATCTGAACTTATTATATTATGCGTCCATGTTAATGTGTCAGATGTATCAGCATCTATTTTAAAAATCTTTTTATCAATCGGTTTAATTTGTGTTGTTCTGTCAATCGCTGCACATGAAGTAACTGCCGAGCCCGCTGAGCTACAAGTTCCGTAGGTGCCTTTTTCAAAGCTAGAATCATCAATTATATTCCAAATCTTTGCCGCGCCCGCTGGAGCATCGTCCCACGCAGCGCTAGTGCCATTCGATGTTAGGATTTTCCCAGCGATTCCGATGGGCAACCTTTCATCATTCGCAGCACCTCGCAGGATTAAGTCGCCTTGTGTTGTAGTTGGGCTTGATGATGGCAGTGCAGAACATTTCCACCCTGTCGCTTCGACTGCATCATAAACTAGTATTTGATCATCTGTACATGGTCCTAGGCTTGCGTTTTCTGTTGAGTAACCTTGTATTTGGCCTTTCGTGTCTAAAGTTGTTGATACTGGGGGGTTGAGCCATTTCGGGATACCCACATCTAGCGTAAGTATTTGGCCATTAGCCCCCGGTTCTGGAACGCCGCCATTTACAATTCCCAAAATCCCTGTGACTTCGCTAGAGAGATCAATATTGCCAGCGCTAACAGTTCCAGAAGATGCCTTAAGTACGCCATTATAGTCCTTTAAAACTAAATCGCCCGTGCCCGTGGGTGTTATAGTAATGTCTTGATTAGAAAGTTTTGTAGTTATCAGCTCTAAGTGATGAGTTGTGAGACTTGGCCCTACACCAAAAGTTAAAAGCGGAAGAAGTGTTAATAAAATCAAGATAGATGCAAATCTCATTTACTTAATCCTTGTAGTGTTTTGATTTTGGGTTTGCCTTGACCATCTTTAGGTGGTGTTCGCACTTGGCAGGTTTAAAGTTAATTTCCTTGCAAAGCTCAAAGCTGTTTTGATATTGAAATCCGTTTCCAAAAACTGCAAGTAATGCGATTAAAAACATAAAAACTCCTATGTTAATTCATTATATAATGAGACGGTTGCTCGCCATGTGCCAGAGCCAGATATTACAGTACCAGCGGGGAGCCAATAGGATGCGGTGGCAACCTCGTTAAATGTCTTTGAAGCATAACCAAAGGCGTCTCCGTGTGGATCACGTGCAAGGTCATTATTTACATAACCTGACAGTAAATGTCTTTCCGTTGTATAGGCACCCCCCCTGCCGGTGCCATACCTAAGAGCGCTACTTGTATTTGTGGTTTGTGTTGTGGAGCTACCACTCAATGCCGTTGCGCCACCAATCTCAAACGTAGCGCTACCGATGGCATTGGCAGTGACGTAAGCATACTTTCCCGCTGGTATTGTGTAGCTCGATGTTTTTACCGAAACGCTCACAGGCTGAAAATTAAAAGGAATTACTATGTCTGTCATACTTCACCCACCAAATATATTGAAAATTTCCCAATACTTCCGTTACTTGGAAGCTCGGTTATGTCTAAAAATAAATAATCGCCGTCCACAAGATCATCATTGTTTGTGTCAAAAACCGCATTTGTTGATTCGTCAAAGTTGCTGGCACCTGAATAAGATATTGATGGGCGCGTGGTAAAAACACTCACCGCCGCCGTGTCGTCAAGTGAGGACGCCTTTCTTATATTGATTTCGATTTTTCCAGTAAGAGATCCAGTGTTAAATATCCCGATCTTACAATCTGAAAGTGTAAAATTTTGGGTTGCGCGGTAAATTGAGAGGCCTGTGACTGAGCCTTCCGCTTCGAGTGTTGCAGCGTTTCTAACCAACCCATCAAATACTACGACCTGCCCCTGATTAGACTCAAGCGAGGCGGTTCGAGTGTTTAAATCATCAAGGCTTGGTTTAATGTGATATTGAAACAACTCAGCTTTAATCGCTTTACCAACCTGAATGATAGAACTAGGTATTGTTAAAAATGACATATCATCCTATTAAATTACAGTTTGAGCTTTCGGAACTTGTTGTGTCTGGCAGCTCGTTGTCGTTATCTACTATGTATCCATTAACCATCTTTTCAGAGTCGCCAGCATTGGCAAAATCTAAAGAATTGTCGGTCGTTATGTTGGCAACTCTGGCGAACCAATTGCCCAAATCCGAGAACTCTAGACTGACTCCATCATATGATTTTGTAATCTTAGAGATGATGCCAATTTTCTGTCGTGCATCTTGCCCAAATCGCTTATACATGCGCCTAAAGTTGATCCAAAATTTATCATTCAGACTATTCTCTATAAACGCCAAAGGAGCCTTAACTCTCACGATTGACTGAGATAGCGAATTAAAAAGCTGGTATCTTTGTGTGATTATTTGCGATGAAATATCGTCATATAAATAAAGATCAATAATGTCTGTTTTGTCGATCCCGCTAGTTCTATTTACGAAGTCGCTTTCAAATTCATATTTTTTAAAACCAGATTCACCGGAAAACCTGTCAACCTCAAAGTGTCTGTAATGGGATATGGTTTTGTTTACAATATTATTTCTAGTTGTAACAGGCTCCATGGGGCTGTTAAGGTCATGGTCACTAATTGACTCTAGGGTTGAAGGCTTATCACTGCTTAAGACGCTAAAACAAACCTCAAAGCTCGTGCTAGTATAAAGAGATCCAAACATAGATTTATTAATTTTAGTTATGACATTTCTGGCGGTTTCTTGTTTGTCTAGTACGAGGCTTAATACATGCTGTGATTCGCTGTCAGCATTATCAAAGGTAGCGGTGTTAATGTTTGTTATAGAGACATTTGAAAGTAGGTCTTTTACCGCCCTAGACGCGTTTTTGATCCAGTTACCACTAGCGTCTTCCTTGCCGTAGCAGTCGCATGAAACTAACGCGTCATCGCCAATATAATCAGGTTTTTTAATTTTCGTGCCCGTGCTGGTGTCGGTTGATCCAGCGTAAGCTACTCTTAGTTTTAGCGTGTCCTCATCGTCAATGCTTAAAATCTCGTAATATGTCACATGTGTTATGTCATCGCTTCTAATCCAATCGCGAGGAGATAGGTTTACGGTTAAATCATTACCGCCAGATTTTGTGACTGTTCGAGAACCGTTTGTAAAAGTAAAGCTTCCGCTTAACACTTTTGGGCGAGCTATGTTAAATTCAGCGTCATCCGTAAATTCTATATAACAATGGTCAGAGGTGTTTGTAATCGAATAATCCCTATTGAAAACAAACTCCCGCCCCTTGAAATACAGCGCGTTTATGGGTTGTTTATTGACGCTATCGCCAACGTTGGGTGTTGTCTGCATGGCCGAAGTCAAAACAATTAAATCGGAACTAACTCTCCTAAGCTCTTTGGCCTCTCCATTTATAAATACGGTATCACCTGCAAAAAGGTCTGTTGTGTCATCAAGTTCTAATCTTAGATTGTTAAAAACTTGTGTTATTAAAGGCGCTGGGGACCTGAGTTTATGTCCCGATACAGACCATTTTCTATTTTTATTTCTATATGATCGTTCAGGTAAAACCTTTCCGGCCTCATTACTAAATGAAACTCCTAGTTCTTCAGATATAGTTAAGCTAGTGTTAGACTCTATAGATTCAACACCAAACTCATAAGTAGTTTTAAGGTCCAAAATGATCTTATCCCCCGGTGAGACTTCTGATAAAAAGTTTAAACCCGTAATAGTTGTAGAGCCAAAGCTTCCACTTATGCTTCCAGACAAGGAGTAGCCGCCCTTTACCTTGTCAGCGCCAACCAATTTTAAACCGTCAACTTGACCGTAAATAATCTTCTTTGGTTTGTTTATGTCTGAATCACTTAGTTCGCCATCCGCATCGGTGTAGTTATTGAAGGAGATCTTTCTTCTTAGATTATAAGTGTAGTCGTTTACATTAAAAGATATCTTATTTGTGTCGTACTTCTTATCTGTGATAATACCGCTAAATATCTTTAAGGCGTCAGTTTCGTTTAAGTTGTCATTCCATGAGTGGATACTAATGTTTGCGTTTTCCCATTGAAACGCATCAAAAATTTCATCAAAACCCCCGTCGCTGTTAATCAGTGAGATATTGGATTTTGTCTCTAGGGCAATACCTATCTGATCGGCATTATCTAGTGCTTGCGTTGTTTCGCCGCCGGAGGCAAGTCTTGCCTCGTGCTCAACCACTTTGCCACCATTTAAGTTGTGGGTTAGATGGTTTGTGGGAATATTTGAATAGAACTTGCGATACGTGGCAGTTATAAAGTGGGTGTTTGGATTGTCGTTATCGACTGTTTCTAGGTAAACAATTCCCGCCTCGTGGTCATAGAAAAACTCTCCCGCGCTGATTGCTCCCAAACTTGAGGCCTCATTTAACGCGGTGTCATCTTCTTTTAATCCTATTACGTAGTGATTGACTGACTTCTTGTAGACGTTACCAGAATGAACTTCAAAAACCTTTAGGTTATGTTTTGGATCTATATGCGCCAAAACAAACTTTCTAGATCTGGTCTGTTTTTTAAAGTCAGCATAACTCATTAGTGGTTTCTTCCAGTTTCAACATATCTATTTTGTGCTGTTACAAATATGAAGTTTACGGTGTCCCTAAATCCCAACTCAATGCTTGGGCCATTCATAAGGATTCCGTTATCATTGTCGTTGTAAGTTAACTTTACGGTGTTTGTGGCGTGCATGCCCATCACTGTTATTTCTGTCCCGTTACTGGGCGGTGTAGTTCCGAATGGAGTAATCGACGTCGACACCGCCGCCCCGTCGCCTTGGACTTGCAGTAATTGATTCTTGGCACTATCTAAAGTTATAGTTCCACTCGCAGTTATGCTCTGAGTCGCCACAACTTCAGCGCCGCCACTTAAGTCTGTAGGTGTTGCAGAGCTAGTAAATCCATCGTTAAAATTAAAAACTCTAGTCATCTTTATAAACCCATAATTGCACCGCTAAAGGCTCGTTAGTACCAAAGGAGCCATTTGCGATTAAGTTTTCATATTCTTTTATCCACCCGACAAAACTATCACTTAAATATGTATACCCGCTGGCACTCATTTCAACCGTGTATTCTCCCTTATTGATCGCTACGGGATTGTCAAACTGCAAGGCCTTCCACATGTGGATATAATTATCAGTGGTGTCCATATCTGATTTCGCTTCACTTGAACTAAAGGACTTACTGGCAATAACATCACTTCCTTTTTTAACTTCAAAAGTAAATGTACCGACTGGAGCATTGTGGATATAGATATATGGCCTAATGCCACCTAAAATGGCCCTTGAGTTTTTATCCCATGTGATAGTCTGTGAAAGCGTTGTATGTAATGGTTCAACTTTTAGATTCACAGCGCCTCCTCTACGTTAATAGATAGGTAGTAGTGAGCATAAAAGTTATTGGTTATCCGTGGTTTATTATTCATATAGCAAACCAACTTAAAGCGATTTGAATTATTTATCATGTTATCGTCGCCAATAAATAGACAAAAGGGCTTAGTGGTTCGTCGCTCGTCATAGATCTTGAAAATCTTGTCCATATTGTCTTTATCTAGTGCGTTCAGTTGAAATTGTATCTTCTTACGTTGAATTATTTCATCTACAAACTTTTGTCCATAGACATTCTCGCTTTCATTTTTTAGGTCGTCTTCTTGATAGCCCCATCCAAAGGATATACTGCGATTGTTATCAAGTTCGGTCACTTTGCCAATGTATACATAAGCAAGCTCAACATAGGAGGTCCCAGAAAGAGACAAACGCCAAAACCTGTAGGACTCCGGTGCGCTTAGAAGCTTGTAAGCTATTCCATGAACGTCATCAATACTTGATAATGTCGTGGAGTACGCGGGGGATCCCCATGAGTCTGTGGCGTTTGCCTCAATTGTTATGGGGGACAACAAATTAAAACCATCAATCTTATTGGGAGCTAGAATGATGGAATCAATGTCTTCCGTTGTCTGTAAGTCAAAAACCACTGTGGCACTACTGCCTGTTGATCGGTAAACCTTTGAACGTCTATCGTCTTGCAAGTTAACTAGAGGGAATTGCGCATTTTCTGTGCTTGCGCTTAGATTTGCCCCTTCAACAAAATTATCTTTAAAAAACTTTATCATCCGAGTTGAAACCCTCCGAGCTGGCTATCTCTAACCGCTCGCGCTATTTCGTTTCCATTTATTTGCAATATCACGGGTTGAGATTTAATAACTCTGATCAGCTCGTCAATCTTTTCGCTAAGCCCTTTATTTTCTTTTAGTCCAGCGCTAACTTCCGCTCCTTGTTGCTTATTTAAAATTGCCTCTCCTGAATTGACAAAGGCCGGAACCTTGTCGCCTGTAAAAGAAGTCCCGCCCACAACGCCGCCATCTGCAAATTTTTGAGAGTTTATTCTGGCGACATTGGCAATACCCTGAGCCACTACTGAAGCCGCTAAAGGTATTGTAAAGGGAGGGCCGGGAGGTGATGCAAGCGCTTGTGTTGCGGCCGTGTATGTGCTAACCACCGCTTGAGCGGATTGTAAAACTCTTTGCTCTTTTGAGCCTTGCTTTACCAGACTAATTCCAGCACTTAAAAAGTTTTCAGTTGCTCTTAATCTGGAGCTTGATATCTGATCTTCTCGCGCTGCCAGCTCTTGTTTTTGTTTAATTATGAGTTTTGTCTTTTCCGTTTCGGCCTTTATTTCAAACTGAGCGAGCTTTCTTTTTCTCTCCACAGAGTCCTCAATGGCCTGGATCTCTAATTCTTTTGCATTTATGGTTGCTTCTAGCTTTGAAGTCTCAAACGCCTGTATTCTTTCCAGGTCGCCGGCCCTTTGCTCTCCATTTATTTCCCTTTTTGCAATAGCAAGTTCTTGTTGAGTCATAGCGAATTCTTGCCCCAACTCTAAAAGCTTTGCCTGAACTGCCTTTTCTTGTAAAACTTTTGGATCGTTTTCAGCGTCCACCGTTTCAGGCAATCCACCATTAGCGCTTGGATTTCTGCTACCATTTGCCGCCTTGGCTTGCTGTAATTCAGTTACAAGCTTTGTTTGTTGCTCTATGGCCCTGTTTGTTTGTTCTACAATGGAGGGGTCCACTCCACCGAATATCGCTTTAAGTATCCCGCCATCGCCAGATGTGAATCCTTCCTTTTTTGCTATTAATTCATCTAATTCTTTTTGAGCTGCCTTTAGCCCTTTAGGCTCTTCGTCTCCAGCTAAAAATCCAAAGAAATCCGCTGCGACTTCGGCGGCCTTAAACATGGCCGGAGTCATATCACTTATGAATGAAGTGGTTAAGTTTTGGAGTGATTGCGAGGCTTGGCTAAGTTTAAAATCTAAGGTTCCCTTTAGTTCTTTGGCGGCGGTTGCGGTTGATCCCATGCTATCGCGGTTGTTTTCGAGTACTTTGTTAAAATCGTCAAAGTCTCCGTTAGTTATAGCAAGTACAGCGTTTAAGGCCTCAACACTTCCAAATAACCTGGCCAAAGAATCAGTAGAGCCCCTACTCCGGTCTTTTATTAGCTTTAGAAATTCGGCGAACCCCCCCGCTTGCTTTATGCCCGCTGTGCTGAATTCAATTCCTAATTTCTTTGCTTCCGCTACTGCTTCAGATGTGGGCTTAATGATTCCAGAAAGCGTTTGTCTTAGGCCTGTAACGGATTGAGCAGTATTTATGCCAGACTTAGTTAAAAATGCCAGAGTTCCGGCCATCTCGCTAAACTCAAGGCCTGCTGAATTAGCAAGGGGGGCCACACGCCCCACGGTGTCAGCAAGTTCTCCAAATGTTGTTTGGCCATCTTTTACGGCCTGAAATAGTTTATCGCTGATAGATGTAGCGGTTTCTCCTGCGCTAGCGTAAGCGTTGACGGATGAGACTAACGCCCTTGCGGAAGTATCAATATTTACAAGGCCTGCCACCGCCGCCTCGTTGGCAACTCTTAAGGTTTCTAACTGGTTTGTAGTACCCTCGACACCCGCGGAGACGATATTATAAAAGGCCTTCGCTTGAGTCTGAGCGTTTAACCCGAACGTGGAAGAAAGCCCCAGAATCGCCTTCTCGCTTTTCTTTGTGAGCTTCTCGTTTCTTGGTAGTATGGAGTTTATTTCAGCAATGCCTTTGCCAAAGTCTATTGAATTTGAAAGTCCTTGCCTCAACACTCCAGCAAAAGAAGCCACTGCATTGGCGGCCAAATTTCCGGTGAATGATGCAATACTAAAGCTTTTCTTTATTTCAGATGAAAGTTTTTTGACAAGCGTGGCGTTTTCCTTAACTCCAACTTTTAAGGTGTCTTTACCTTTTAGAATGTCAAAGATTAACTTATCATTTGCCACGCGTGTTCAACTCCCTCTGAAATGCGCAATAGGTTTTGTATCTTTTAAAATCCAAATCGCCAGCGCTCACAGCTATTCCAAAATTTTTCATTTCAACAAACTCAAAATAAAGCGGAATTTCTTCTTGAATTCGCTTTAAATCGTTTTTGTGCTTATCGTCCAAGACCTTGATTTGATCTACCTTTATATTGTTAAGGTAAAAATTCATTGCCTCGGACGCTAATCTTCCTTTGCGTAGGCCTCTAATATATGGCCGTAAATCTTGCTTCCAATTCTTGAAATTGGTTTCAGATAATCCATGTCGCTGGTTAACTGATCGTAAGATTCTAAGCTCTCTTTGCCTCTCTTAACCTTAACCTCTGTAATAACTCTTCCAAGGTTTTCGCAAATGAACGCTATCTTTTTATAGCTATCCATCTCCATGTCGCCTAGCTTACATTCCCCAACGAAGTGCATGGCCTCAATAGGGTTCGGATATCTGAATTTTATATAACCGCCCTTAACCTCTTCTTTTAAATCTTCCAAAGTGTCCCCCTTTTTGGATTTATATAAAGTTGATATAAATGTCTTTTTGCTCGCTAGTGATATAACCTTTGAAGCTTAATTCCACTTGAGCGTATGAGTCGCCCGTCACGTTGTAGTTAGTGATTGAAGCGTTTGCCATGTAAATGTTTACGCACTTACCAGCAACCCAGTTGCCACCTGATTTTTGCCCAAAGTTAAACATAACCGGAGTTTTTTCGTTATTAACAAACTTGTCGAATATGTTTGATTCGTACTTGCTTAGAATTAAAGTTGTTGAAGCTGTTACTTCCCTGGAAACAATAATCTTTTCTTCAACGCCACTTTCAGCGCAAATGTTTGAGACTTCCTCGGTGGGAGTTGATATTGAAAAACTTACGTTTGCAGCTTCTTTGCAAATATTGTCTGAGTAATCGCCAATCATTAACTCGGCGTTTTTGACAATTAAGTTTGTAGCATCGTCATAAGTTGGCGTGTATTCAGCGCCAAGATCGATGCCAGCGTCAGAAGCGTAAGATGTCGCCGCAGTGTCATCCGCCGAAACAACAAAGCCAAGTGTCTCACCAATGGAGTTTGCGGCGTTAGAGCCTGTGCTCCATTCAAGTTCAAAAGTTGCCCCGTCACTCGCGATAGTATATTTACCAGTTGTTGAGCTATAGCTAACACTTATGTCTGCAGTCGCCTCCGCGTCCATGGCAGTCTCTATTGCCCTAGCAAGATCAAGCGGGTTCTTGTATACTTTTTCGGTAAGTGATACCGCTGAAGATACGCCGCCCTCATTGAAGTCTATGTATTTGTTTGAAGAGCTAATAACTATCGGATTGTAGTAAAACTTTGACCCCTCGTAAGAGAAGTTGATTTCTGCTTGCTCGCCTGAGTTTGCAGCTATCTCAATTGAGCTAGTTCTACAGCCTGCTACTGATTGAATTGCCCCGCCATTTGCAACGTAAAGCCATGCTGAAAATGAAGGGTGTCCACTTGCCGCTGGCTTATATAGAACCGCCTTGCCAAGATTAACGCCGGATGCCGGAGCGCTACCAAGGTTAAAGTTTAAGTCAAGCTCATTATTGGCAGAATCAACATCGTAAATATTTCTAATGGAGTAGCCGTTTGTGCCATCCTTTATTAATACCGCCTGACCTTTCTCGAAATTGTCTTCCTCGCCTCCAGACATGGTTAACTGCGCTCT